AACACCTTTACCTTTGTTCAAAGGTATTGGCTCATCTAAGTAAATTACTTTTTCTCTATAATCTGCACCACCTGCTGTACTTGTAGATTGGTGCATTGGATAACCTTGCCTTTTATCAAATTTTTTACCTGCTTTGTCTGTGTAGGGTTTTATTTTTTGTATGTTACTTACATAAGCTCTCATCATTTGTTGAGTTGCAACATCTAGTTCTGGTATAATGTCTTGTAGTTGTTGTATAATTCTATCTGATGCAAAGTTAGTAACATTACCGCCTTCTGCAATTCTACCTGATTGGTACATCAAATCGTCTAATGTATTTCTAACATTTCTCAAAGTTCTTCTATCAGCTGTATTAGTTGTTTTAAAAATTATTTCATCAATGTTACCTTTGATGTTTGCACCGATAATATCTGTTGAGGCATAGAGATCAAAAAAGTCTGCGTCTTTTGTAAGTGAACCATATGTGTTTATAGATAATCTTTGCGAGGGTGCGTTTTTTAACATCTTCAATAAAACTTGTTTATCAACTGTACCTTTTAGATCCTGTAAATCTTTACTGCCTAATGCACCACCAACTGGTTTAAAATTTTCATCTAACTTCAATATACCCGCATCAAATATTTCTTCTTTTGGAATTTTACCTGTTCTAATTAAATTAATAATTCTTGCTTGTATTTGTTGAGTGTTCATGCCTTTAAAGTTTTCTTTAGATAATACGTCAAAGGCTCTTGAACCTTGAAACTCACTTACAGTTTTTGCAAGACCAGTTCTTTTTGGAGTTCCTATTTCACCATAGTTTAATTTCTCTGTTACTTTTGCAGGTAAATCTTTTTGTGTTACAACAAGCTCACCTCTTTGTTTTTCTTTATTTAATAATTCTTTTTGTAATTTAACATTAATGTCCTGATCTATTTTACTTGCTGTAAAACTCAAATCTTGCATGTCAGCACGTACAAGTTCACTTATTCGATCTGGATTATTTCTTACTGTTGTATTAAACTCAAGCATATTGTTAGCAATTGCAGTTTGAGTATTTGATATTCTATTTTCTGGTAATCCTCTAAGCCACGTTGAAAAAGCTGTTCTCATTCTGACATCAGGCTCTGTTCTGTTAAATGCTAAAGCGTTACTCAAGAAAGCATTATTACTCATTGGATCTGGTAATGGTTTTCTAAATTTAGAAGTAAATCTTCTGTATCCTTTACCTATAACATCTCTCATCAAGAAAGCTGCTGCACCACCAATAACACCTCCGCCTAACCAATATGGCAAAGTACCAGCAGACATCAAAGGCACACCAATACCATGAACAATAGTTCCTGGCACATCTCTTTCCTCTACTGCTTGATTTAATAATCTTATCTCGTCATTTGCATATGCCATTGCTCTTGCTTCACCAATACCTGGAAGCATGTCTTTAGCTATTTCATTTAATAATTTTAATCCGTCATTACCAAAACCTTTAAGAGCTATTATCTCTCTTTCAGTCAACTTACGTTGTAAGATCGCGCCTGGCGGTGGCAGGTCGTTGAGTGTTATTTGTTCTGCAACTTGCTCCACACCTTCTTTAGGAGGAACGTAACCATCATCAGGTATTTTTGGTATTTGATCTATCATTTCATTCTCTTTCTTAGTTCACGCTTTTTAGTGTTTCTTAACCAATCACCATGAGCTGTTTTAGCTTTTTTAATAATACCAATAACTTCTTTTCTAGAAACTCCTTGGTTTCTTAATCTATTTCCTCTTTCAACAATATTATTATAAACAAAATTTTTATCTATTCCACCAGACGCTCCTTTTAATTGCAAAACAGTAGATTTAAAAAATTGATCTTTAGTGTACGGTTTTTTAGGTGGTACTTTAGTCAAAATAATACCTCGGTCTTTCTTTTCTGTTACTAGGTTCATCTTTTTCATCAGAAAACAAACTGACAAAATTACCTTTTCTGTATCTTAACACAGCTTGTGTGGTGCTGTCCACGTAGTCGTCATTCTCACCGTACGGAAAAGCTGCACATTCTTCGATGACTTCTTCAGCCCATCTTTCATCAACAGGATAGAATACTTGTCCAGATTCAAATAATGGTGCACACGCATGAGCTCTTGTAACTTTATCTTTACCCTTTACAGGAACAAAATCTACAACTGGGACTCCCATTTTTCTCATCTCCTGTATCAGTGGTTCTCCTGTAGCTTTCTTCTCCACGATCACCGTTTCTGGGTCCCAGTATTTATATTGGTCGAAAGCAACCATTTTTAATTCTGGAAAATCATATCGACCGCGTAAAGCATCTAATAATATCAATGCAGGTTTTTCATCCTCGAATGGTGTAAACACACCCCATGTAGTAATTGCAGAATAGTCAGCAGTTTCTTTTTTTGAAAAAGCAGTATCATAAGATTGTATAACGTGTTTAAGTTCTGGTAATCTAGCTTCCTCCCAAGGCTGCCACCATTCACGTTTGAGTATAGCACCTTCTTCTGCAGTAGGATTCTGCATGTACTGCGCATTCCATTTTGATATTGGTATAGACGCTTTTGTTCCAAGCAGGGACTCCTTAGTCCAATACTCAGGCCAGACAGGTTCATCATTCGGTAGGATAGCTGGGAATTCGATTACCTCCCATTGATCAGCTCCCGGGTTCCGCTGTTCGCGTATCAGTTTTCCTGTAAGATCATTCTGTGCCCAACGAGTCATGACAAGCACAATAGCACCTCCAGGCTGCAAACGCTGACGGGGGCCAGACGTATACCATTCAAATGTCCGTTCTAAAGATTCTTTAGATCCAACAGTTTGTTCTGTATGTGGGTCATCAATTATAAGTACATCAGCACCACGTCCTGTGATGGAACCACCAACACCAGCAGCATAATATTCTCCTCCTTGATTTGTCTCCCATCTGCCAGCAGCTTTGGAATCCTGTGATAAAGTTAAGTTCTGAAAAACTCGTTTGTATTCTTCAGAGTCAACAAGGTTTC